AGCCGATATGTCGAACAATTACTTGCGCATTTTGGAGTCCGTGCGCCGGACTATCGCCTGCAGAGGCCGGAGTACCTGGGGGGCAGCAAAATCCCCATCACCGTCAATCCAATTGCGCAAACAGCCGCCTACGGAGCAGAACCAGACCCGACCAGCGAGAGCGCGGTCGGAAATCTCGGCGCAGAAATGCACGCCTCAGGAAGCAAAAGGACATTCACCTATAGCAGCACAGAGCACGGATACATCATTGGACTGGCCTGCGTTCGTGCAACGCCTACGTACCAACAGGGGACACGGCGGCACTGGCGGAGATCCACAAGGCTAGACTTTTATTTCCCGGTGTTTTCACACCTGGGAGAGCAAGCCGTGGCCACGCAGGAAATCTACCAGCCAAGCAACAACAGCCCAAGCAATGCAACCTGGGGGTACCAAGAAAGACACGCAGAATACCGATACACGCCGAACGAAATCACAGGCGTACTGCGAAGCACCGCGACATTGCCCCTCGACTGGTGGCATTACGCGGAAGAGTTCGGGAGTGAACCGGCACTCAATGCCGCGTTCATCACCGATAAAACAAAGGAAACGCTCGCAAGATCGCTCGCAGTTGACACAGCAACAAGTGAACAGTGGAGCGCGCAGATCATCATGGATATCCTGCACGACAGCCAAGTCGCAAGGCTGATGCCAGCCTACGCAACCCCTGGCCTCATCGACCACTTCTAAGGGGACAACAATGGGATGGGAAAAAGTACTCGGGGCCGTCGCTGGCCCCGTCGGAAGCCTGATCGGGGGCCTGTTCGGAAGCAGCGCCCAAAGTCAGGCAAACAAAGCAAACATCAAACTCAACCGGGAGAATCGAGAATGGTCGGAAAGGATGAGCAATACAGAATGGCAGCGAGGAGTCGCAGACATGAAAGCGGCTGGAATGAACCCCATGCTGGCTTTCAGCCAGGGAGGGGCCAGCACGCCAAACAACAGCGCCGCTCAGGTCATACCAGAGGACGCAATGGCAAGAGGTATCAGTAGCGCCGCAACCCAGGCGCTCATGGCACAGCAAACACTGGCAAACATAGACCTCACGAAAGCGAGCGCAGAAAAGGCAAGAGCCGAAGCAAAGACAGCCGGCACCACGGCCGCCAATGCCGTGGACCGGCAACAAGCAGAGATAGCCGAAATACGCAATCGCACAATAGGAATAACTGCATCGTCACAGCTCAACGACGCAGAGCGGGACAGGCTTAACCAGCTCATCCCGCTGATGGTCGAAGCACAACGACAGCAAAACAAAACACTCGGATACCAAACGAGCACCGCCAAAAGCGAAAGCGACCTCAAGGCCGCCCAGGTGCCGAGCGCGGAAGCAGAGGCAGAAATGTGGAAGAAAATGGCAGGACCCGGCGTAGACGTCGGGACACTGACAAAACTCATCATCCTGATCAGGAGCATCGTGAAATGAGCGTATGGAAGAAAAACAAAGCACGAGCTGTCACCTGGGACGACACCCCCACGCTGACAGACCAAGCTGGCGCTAACGACACCGACATAAACGTAATCGTCGGACAGTTCCTGGTACATGGACAAGTACCAGGAGGCGCCAAGAAACCCATCTATGGAGAAGACTACACACAGCTCCCGAATGATCTTCGGGGCTTTATCGAGATGGGACGAACGCTCAAAGAGCACAGAGACAGACTCCCCAAGGAGCTGCAAGGAATGCCGCTGACAGAACTCCTGGCCTTGACGCCAGAACAACTGACAGCGAAACTAACACCGCCTCAGCAAGAGGCGAAGAAGGAAGAACCGAAATGAAAATCTACGCCTTGAGAGACAGGCTAATTGATTACTACCTAGTGCCGTTCGCGGCACAGAGCACAAAGGAAGTGCTCGCAGGAGTCGCCACCGCAATCAATCGAGAAGGAAACCTAGATGCCATCGCACAAACCCCGCATCACTTCGAAATCTGGCAGCTCGGGGAAGTTGACGAAGAAGGACACATCCACAAGCACAAGGAATTCGTCACCACCTGCGACGCCCTCGTTCGTCCTAGACGGGAACCCGCCGGAAACGAACAGAGAACGCCTACGGGCGGAGAAACTACTGGGGGCGGCCCGTATACGCTTGGAGGGACTATCTCGCCTCCAAGAGCCCCAGAATCGCTTAAAACGGACGGAGCACAAACACAGACTGTACCGAGAGGCCCGAAGAGTCAGGGAGTGCCAGGAATACCTGAAGGAGCTTGACTCGGCAGTAACTGCCTCAAACAAGAGGTGACAGCCGGAGGTGTCACCTAGACCAACATAATCAAGATAGGAGTTGGTCTAAGATCAGGCCCCAGGCACCCAGCCTGGGGCCTTTACGCAAAAGGAGCTGACAATGGCAAGGCACAACATGAGCGGCAGGAAGCACGCCCGGAAATTCAGCAAGGGAAGGACCAGGACGAAGGCAATCAACGCCCCCGCACACATCATGCGGGGCGGCTTTCGCCTGTAATGAGCTGCGAGCATCCGCTCACAGCATGGAGACCGGTCCAGGGAGGACCGGTCAAATTCAACGAACAGCGCGACGGACGCGCATACCAAAAGATAGAACTGCCCTGTGGAGAATGCATCCTCTGCAGACTGGACCAGGCGAGACAGTGGGCAGTCCGAATAACACATGAAGCACAGCTTCACGAATACAACAGCTTCGTGACGCTGACCTACAACGACGAACATCTGCCGATGTTCGGAAGCCTCAACTACAAAGGAGACATGCAGCGCTTCTGGAAGCGCTTAAGAAAACAGATAGGAAAACTCTCGTATTTCGCCGTCGGCGAATACGGAGACAACACGCAAAGACCTCACTACCACGCATGCATATTCGGACATGCGTTCACCGAAAATCGGACGGTTTTGCGAGAAAGCCCCACGATGCTGTGGACAAACCCACAGCTTGAAAATGCGTGGGGACTGGGAAATGTCAGTGTCGGAGCCCTGACATACCAAACAGCACAATACACCGCGAGCTATGTGACAAAGAAACTGGAAAGCAAGCGCCGGTATACCAGGGTGGAACCCCTGACCGGCGAACTGATAGACGTGGAACAGCCTCGCGCATACATGAGCCTTAACCCCGCGATCGCTCGCGGGTGGCTCGAAAAGTACGGCAAACAAGTCTACGACCATGACCGCGTGATCGTGAACGGCCAGGAAATGAAGCCGCCCAAATACTACGATCAGTGGCTCGGCAAACAAGACGAGAAGAAATTAGAAAAGATAAAAGATAAGAGGAGGAAGCAGACAAAGAAGATGAGCCCGGAACAGAACCGCGCGCGCGCGCGAAACGCGCACGCACGCGCAAAGACCCGGAAAAAGAGCATCTAGCGCGACGTGTGCCTTTGGCACTCGCGCTAGACGCGGAAGAAGAACGCTGACCACGAGGTTACCCCCTACGGGGATAACCTGTGGACAGCGAAGAGTAAGAGAAGAGAAGAAATCAGCACCAAGGAGATAAACGTGTACCGCAATAAAACGGCAAGACAACACAATTTTGCGATCGTTCCTTCGGCGGAAATTCCGCGAAGCAAATTCGCAATGAGACAGACACGCAAACAAGCATTCGATGCGTCTGACCTAATACCAATAATGTGTGAGGAAGTGCTGCCAGGGGATGTATGGCAGCACAAAGAAAACATCATGGCGCGGCTGGCCACGCCAATAGCTCCAGCAGTAGACGATATCGACCTCGAAACGTTCTACTTTTTCGTGCCGAATCGAATCCTGTGGAGCGGGTGGGAGGACTTCATCACGGGGGTAAACACCACCACCGTCCTACCCACAATAGACCCAGAATCAGCGGGAGGCGCGGCATACCAAGTCATCGCCAAAGGCGTCTATGACCACTTCGGAATACTGCCGCAAAGCTTAAGCGTGGCCCTGCCACTCAACGCCTTCCCGATCTGGGGATACTTCACCATCTGGAACGAATGGTTCAGAGACCAAAACCTGCAGGAACCCTGGGTATGGTCAAGCACCTGGACAACGGGAGGAAGCCACGGAATCCACCTGGAAACCACCGTGGCAACAACCTGGGCGCAGCTCCCGCTGCGCGTAAACAAACGACACGACTATTTCACCAGTTCCCTGCCCTGGGCACAGAAGGGAACGGCAGTGAGCCTGCCACTGGGAACATCAGCGCCGGTCGTAATAGAAAACACCGTAGCAACGGGAAACAGTGTGGCCCTCATGGTCGAGGGAACAACCACACACAGACAGGTCGTCAGCAATACCGCAGGACTGGGAACGACCTATGGCGCACTAAGCGCATCAGGACAAACCAACATGATCTATGCAGACCTGTCGGCAGCGACAGCAAGCACGATCAATGCAATAAGACTCGCCTTCCAGACACAAAAGATGCTGGAGCGAGACGCAAGAGGAGGCAGCCGATATGTCGAACAATTACTTGCGCATTTTGGAGTCCGTGCGCCGGACTATC